TATGAGACAATGTTGTTGTCGTTGCCTGAGCATCAGAGGCGACAACTACTAGATGGTGACTGGGATGTGGCAGAAGGTGCTGCATTTCCAGAGTTTAATAGGAAGATACATGTTACAGAACCCTTTGACATACCGTCTAATTGGACTAAGTTCCGATCATGTGACTATGGATATGGTAGTTTTTCTGCTGTTCTGTGGTTTGCAGTTGCCCCGGATGAGTCTGTAATTATTTATAGAGAATTGTACGCAACAAAGCTTCTAGCAGAAGACTTGGCACACAAAGTCTTGCAGATGGAAGACGGAGAAGCGATACGATATGGTGTTCTCGACAGCAGTTGTTGGCATAAACGTGGAGACACGGGACCATCAATTGCAGAGAGAATGATATTGAAGGGATGCCGTTGGCGTCCTGCCGACAGAAGCTCTGGCAGTAGGGTAGCTGGTAAAAATGAAGTACACAGACGATTACAGATCGACCCAAACACTGATCAACCACGCATGGTTATATTTAACACATGCACACAACTCATATCAGACTTACCTACTTTGCCGCTTGATAAATCAAATACGGAAGACATCGACACTAAGGTGAGGAATGACCACACATACGATGCTCTTCGTTATGGATTAATGTCTAGACCTAGAAGTAGTAGCATATTTGACTACAATCCAAATAATTTTAAACGCTACCAACCTGCTGATAAGACATTTAATTACTAATTTTGTGGTATAACTAAAACATGGCAACAATACCTAACGAACCCATCATGGATGACAAAGCTGTCAGCCTACCTGATTCAACTGAAGATCAAGATACATTCTTGGGTAACTCTTTGATTGGTTTTATTGAAGGAAGATTCACTAGAGCTGAAGAAGCTAGACGCAGTGATGAAGAGAGATGGCTAAGAGCGTATAGAAACTATAGGGGCATCTATGGTCCTGATGTTCAATTCACCGAAGCTGAGAAGAGCCGTGTATTTGTTAAAGTAACAAAGACCAAAACTCTTGCGGCATACGGACAAATCACCGATGTGTTGTTTGCAAACAACAGTTTTCCTCTTTCTATTGAGCCGACCACACTGCCTGAAGGCGTGGCAGAGCATGTCCACATTGAGACAAATCCTCAGTTAAAAGAGATGGAGCAAGCTGGTCCTGCTTTACCTGAAGGACCGATGGGCGATGTTCTTAGAGAGATGCTTGGTCCGTTGCGCGACCAGCTAGAAGGCGAAGATGTAAAAGAAGGTCCGGGCGTAACTCCGACAACAATTACATACAGCCCTGCTCAAGTTGCTGCAAAGAAAATGCAGAAGAAAATTATTGACCAGCTTGAGGAAAGCGGAGCTAATAAGCAGCTTCGTTCTGCTGCGTTTGAGATGGCACTGTTTGGTACAGGCATCATGAAGGGTCCTTTTGCTGTAGACAAAGAGTACTCCAACTGGACTGAAGAAGGTGAGTACAACCCTGTCATCAAGACAATGCCACAAACTTCTCATGTTAGTGTTTGGAATTTCTATCCAGATCCAGATGCTTCTAACATGGATGAAGCTCAGTATGCTATTGAGAGACATAAGCTAAGCAAGGTTCAGCTTCGCAATTTGAAGAAGCGCCCAATGTTCAGAGGCAAAGTCATTGAACAAGTTATTAGCATGGGCGAAGATTATGAGAAGAAATATTGGGAAGATGATTTAAGAGACTTTACTCCTAACTTTGGAGTGGAGCGTTTTGAAGTGCTGGAATATTGGGGAACAGTAGACACAGAACTTCTAGAACAAAATGATATTAAGATTCCAGCAGAACTTGAAGATGCTCCCGAACTGCAAGCCAACATTTGGTATTGCAATGGGAAGATTATCAGATTAGTTTTGAATCCGTTTAAGCCAGTTCGCATTCCGTATTATGCTGTACCGTATGAACTAAATCCCTACTCTTTCTTTGGTGTTGGTATCGCTGAGAACATGGACGATACACAAACTCTCATGAATGGTTTTATGCGTCTATCGGTAGATAATGCGGTGCTTTCTGGCAACCTTGTATTCGAGGTAGATGAAACCAACCTCGTTCCCGGACAAGACTTAACAATCTATCCCGGTAAAATATTTAGAAGACAGGGCGGCGCTCCCGGTCAAGCTTTGTTTGGTACTAAGTTCCCTAACGTATCTCAGGAAAACCTGATGATGTTTGACAAAGCACGGGTTTTGGCTGACGAGTCTACAGGTCTACCCTCTTTTGCTCACGGTCAAACTGGAGTGATGGGTGTAGGCAGAACCGCTTCCGGTATTTCTATGTTGATGAATGCTGCTTCAGGCGGCATCAAAACTGTTATTAAGAACGTAGATGATTATCTTCTGCGTCCGATTGGTGAAGCTTTCTTTAACTTCAACATGCAGTTTGACTATGATCCTGAAACTGCTGGAGACTTAGAAGTTAAAGCCAGAGGCACAGAAAGCTTGATGCAGAATGAAGTTAGGTCGCAACGTCTGCTTCAATTCTTGCAAGTGGTTAACAATCCTACATTGGCTCCGTTTGCCAAGATGCCTTACATCATTCGTGAGATTGCAAAGAGCATGGACTTAGATCCTGATCTGGTGAGCAACAACATGGATGAGGCTATGAAGCAAGCAATGGCTTTGCAAGCTATGCAGCCAGCACAGCCAGAGATGCCGCCACAAGGTGGTGAGATGGCTCCTCCTTCACCGGCTGATACAGCTGGTACAGGTGGTGGAAACATTGGCATTGGTCAAGCTCCGACACCGGGTGAAGAAGGTTTTAGTGGGAATGTTCCGCAGAGTATTCAATGAAGAACAAAGACTGGTTAAACAAATTAAAACCATTGGCAGGTAATGTTACGCAGTGGAGAGCGTATGAAGATATGCTTGATTATTACATAGCTTTACATATTAAAAAGCTAGAGCAAGCCACTGACACTGTAGATATTTATAGAGCACAAGGTGCAATACATAGCCTACAGAAGTTAAAGACACTTAGGGATGAAATTAATGGACCAAATGCCTCTATTTGAAACAGATGACCCAATTGATAGAATTTCTTTAGAAGGAAGTAATATTCCCGGTGGAGGTAGAGGAAGCCTGACTTATAAAGGCGACAATTTTTCTGTTACTCCTTCTGGTTCTTTTTCTTCTCAGTCTAGAAAAACACAGTTTGAAGATGGTGTTATTTTAGATGAAAGCGGAAAACAAGTAGGCGTTGCTATTGATGGTGAGATAAAACTTTCTGAAGGGGTATCTCTTCGTGGTGGTCTTGAAAAAGTTTTTAGCCGAGCACAAGGCGATGCTTACTATGGCAGTCAAAGAATTGGCGGCTATGATCGAAAAGGAAAGATAGATACTCAAAGGCTTGGAGCAACGGTTGGAAAGTTTGGTGTTGACTATCAACAAACTACTCCAGACATGGGCGAACAATTTAAAAATATTAGTGCAGTTTATAAAATTAAAGATACACCAAATGAATCTTTATCTGTAAGTGGAAGCACTGGAACAGGAAGACAACCTAGATTTGGTCTTCAATATAACAAAAGATTTGCAGAGGGCGGGTCAGTGGAACAAATGAATAGACTATTCCAAGAAGGTGGCATGATGCAGGAAGGTGGAACCATTGACCCTGTTAGCGGTAATGAAGTTCCTGTTGGCTCCATGCAAGAAGAAGTTAGAGATGACATTGATGCCAAGCTGAGCGAAGGTGAGTTTGTTTTTCCTGCTGACGTTGTAAGATTTATTGGTCTTGAGAAGTTGATGAAGATTCGAGATCAAGCTAAGCAAGGTCTTCAACGAATGGACGAGATGGGTCAGATGGGTAACGCTGAAGAGGTTGGTGCATCAGCTAATGAAATGTTTGAGGATGACGATAACTTTGAGAGTGAACTAGACAGCGTAATGTCTGAGGTTGAAGCAGAAGAAGGTGCAACTGAAGAGTTTGCCTTTGGTGGTTTAGCTGGTGAAAACTTAGCCAAAGCTCCTAAGAATCCAAGCATTGACACAAGATATTTCAAACACGTAGATGGCAGAGTAATGTACATTGTGTTTGTTAATGACAAACCATCTGTAAAAATTCCTGAAGGATTTGAACCTATGGATGGTCCGGTGGAGCAACAAGTAGGTAAAGAAGCTGAAGAGAAAGCTGCCTCTGCTGCTGGTGGTGCTGGTGACGTTGGTGGAACAAGCGCCATTGATGGATACAATTATTATCAGGCTAAAGAAGATTCTTTGGTTGCAAAAGGAATGACTAGAGAAGAAGCACAAAAAGCTGTTTTTGAAGAACAATCTGCTAGAAACGCTAAAATCAATAAGATGCTTACAAAATTTGTTAAGAATTCAATACCGTTTAAAGCTATACAGTTTGTAGCTGATAAGATTGCTACAACTACAGAAAACGTGCAGATGAATAGCTTAGCTAATAGTATTGTTTCTGGAGATACCTCACTTTCTGGAAGTCCTTTTGGTTCAATGTCTGAAGCGCAAGCTGTTGCCAATTTTGGTTATGGAAGTGATCAGCATTTTGATGCTATTGAAGCTACTTATGCAGGTTTATCTAGTAGTGCTGATACTTCTGTTGGAGGTGGCAGCAGTGGTAGCAGTGGCAGTAGCGTTTCTTCTTCTTCTTTATCAAGCGTAGGTCTTGATGCTTTTGGTGGTGCTGGTCCTTCTGTTAGCGATAGCGGCGGTGGCGGTGGCGGTAGTGATGGTGTTATGGGAAGTGATATTGGTGGTGCGGAAGCCTTTTTTAAAGGAGGCTTAGCTGGTAAAAAGAAAAAGAAAGCAGCACCAAAACAAACATCCAAAGCTTTAGCAGCTAGGAGATAATATGTCTCCTAAACTATTTGTTAGTGCCTTTCAAGGTATTAAAACATATTTTATTAACAGCACAATGGAAGAAGGCACTCTTCGTGATGCTGCTCATAAATATGTTGACACACAAACAAGCTTTGCAAACATGCTTGTTGATAACACAATTACGGTCTGCAAAGAATTTGTAGACAAACAAACTAAATTTTGGTTTCCTAGAAAATAGGAAGACTAATGTTATACTCCACAACACACACAGGAATGAAAATGAAAAAAATATTATACAGTTTTGTTAGATGGTTTGAAGACGCCAGAAGAAAAGACATTGAAAGATATCTTTCTAAGTCTCAAAATATTCATGAGGTAGAAACCCGTCTTCGTGACATCGAACATTATCGTACCCGTTATGGGCATTATATTTGACACACACACAGGAGAAACATATGTCAAAGAATCCATTTGAAATTAGAGCCGACATGTTGGCTATGGCTAAAGACTACATGGACAAGCAATATGAGCTTAACGTAAGCTTTGCTAAGGACATGTTGGCACAGGGTAAGCAAACAGCTGAGGAGTTTCAGAAAGCTATTCAGCCATACTCTGTAGAAGAATTGATGAAGAAAGCTCAAGAACTATATTCTTTTGTTTCTAAAAAAGACTAGACAATAGTTCTATAAAGTAGTATACTTCTCATTGGCTACCTATTTCCCCAGCGGGTGCTGGCTACAGATAGCCCCATTAAGAAAGGAAAATAAATGAGCGAAGAAGTTATTGAGCAGCCGAAAAGGGTTGTTGCTTTTGGTAGACGCAATGCCAGCGAAGATAGAATCAAGAAGGCAGAGCAAGAGTTAGAGGAGCTGACGAAAGAATCTGAAACTGTAACTGTTACAGCTGAAGACTCTGAGCCAGAACCAGAGAGTGCAGAAGAGAAGACATTCAAGAAAAGATATGGTGATCTTCGTAGACACTCTCAGAAACAACAAGATGAGTTACAGAATCAAATTAATGAGCTAAGGACTCAGCTTGAGAAGGCAACAGCTAAGGAGATTAAACTTCCAAAGACGGAAGAAGAGC